CAGCACAGTCATATAATTTAATATTACCTACGTCAGTAGGAACAAGTGGACAGGTACTTGCTACAGCAGGTTCTAACACAAACCAATTATCTTGGATTGATGCAACAGAAACTAAACCAACAGTAGCCAATGTTTCACAAACAATAGCTCCTGCAACTGCTACAACAATAAGTATTACAGGAACAAACTTTGTATCAATACCACAAGTAGATTTTATAAATGGTTCTACTGGTGCTGTAACAAGAGCAAACACAGTATCATTTACAAACGCTACAACTCTTTCAGTAAACTGTACTTTAGCTTCTGGTAATTATTATGTAAGAATAGAAAACCCAGATGGTAACGCAGGAAGAAGCACAAACAATATTATTACTGCGTCTACTGCTCCTACATTTACTACAAATGCAGGTTCACTAGGAACATTTGCAGGTAACTTTTCAGGAAATCTTGTAACAATCGCAGGTACTTCAGATAGTGCAGTAACATTTTCTGAAGTAGGCTCAAATTTAACAACAGCTAATGTAACTCTTTCGTCAGCAGGAGTTTTAGCAACAACAGATTTTGGTGGTAGCTCAACAAGTGCTACACAATATAATTTTACAATTAGAATAACAGATGCCGAAGGTCAAACAGCAGACAGAAGTTTTAGCTTAACTTCTAGCTTCGGTGCAACAGGAGGAGCGCAATTTAACTAATGGCTAATACATACGCAATAAGAAGTGTCACATCACCAGAAAACTTTACTAAACTAACAGTATCTTGTTGGTTTAAAGGTAAGCAAGATGGTACACAAAGAGGAATATGGGGTATTTATGATAGTGCAAGTACCACTAAATTTTTTGGAATATATTATTCATCTAATGGAAGTCTTTATGCTTATTGGAGACAAGGTGGGTCAGGTATAATTTTTACTTTAGGAACAATGCAAAAATTTAATGACCCTAATGCTTGGTATCATTTAGTTTTAACTATGGACACAACTTTAGCAACTGCTTCTGATAGAGTTAAAATGTATATTAATGGCGAAAGAATAACTGTTTTTGAAGATTCTTTAGATACAATTACACAAGATTTTGATTGTGCTAATTTAGGTGATACAAATGGTAGAATACAATGGGGTGGAAATGTAATATCTGGAACACAATATTATTGGAATGGTTTATTATCTCATTGTCATATGTGCGTAGGTTATGCTTATCAAGCATCATCTTTTGGAGAAACAGATGCAACAACTGGAGAATGGAAAATAAATACTTCTCCAAGTGTATCTTATGGAACTAATGGTGGATTTTGGTTTAAAGATGGAAACCAATTAACAGACAGCTCTACTAATTCAAATACTTTAACAGTTGGTGGTGGTACACTTACAAAAACAGAAGATTGTCCAAGCAATGTTTTTGCTACATGGAATCCTTTAGACCATAAAAGCACTGGTTGGAATATGCAAAATGGCAATACAAGATTACAAGGAACTGGTGGAGATAGTTGGGAAACTAGGAGAGCAATATCTACTATAGGTGCATCATCTGGTAAATATTATGCTGAACTAAAAATGACAACAGCAGGAAATGACAGTTATCCTTTTGGTGTTGGCTATGATGTTTTTGAAAATAGTTATAGTTCATCTATGGGTTCTAATTCTAATTTTTGGGGTTATTATCAACCATCAGGTGGTCAAATATATGGCGGTGGAACTGGCTCTCCATTAGAAACTTCTTTAGGTGGTGGAACAGGAGATATTATAGGAATTGCATTAGATATTGATAACTCAACTTTGCAATTTTATAAAAATGGTTCAACTATGGGAAGTCAAATAACTGGGTTGCCATCTGGAAAAACATGGTTTTTTGCATCAAGTGGTTATGGAAATACGAACACTTTTGATGCTAACTTCGGCAATGGCTACTTCGGAACAACAGCAGTATCTAGTGCAGGAACTAACGCAAGTGGAATAGGAATATTTGAATATGATGTACCAACAGGCTTTACAGCTTTATCAACAAAAGGATTAAACTTATAATGGCTTATACAACAATTAATAAATCTACAGATTATTTTAATACTAAACTTTATACTGGTAATGGTTCAACTCAATCTATTACAGGTGTTGGCTTTTCAGATTGGGTTTGGATTAAATCAAGAAGTGATACAAGTAATCATAGAATATATGATGCTGTTAGAGGTGGAACAAAAACACTTTATTCAAATTTAACTAATGCACAAGGAACTAATGCAGATGCTATAACTTCTTTTGATAGTGATGGTTTTACTTTAGGTGCTAATGCTCAATCAAATGGAAATGGTTTAAGTTTAGCTTCTTGGAACTGGAAAGCAAATGGTACTGGTTCAGCAAATACAGATGGAAGCATAACCTCAACTGTTAGTGCTAATACAACAAGTGGATTTTCAATCGTAAAATGGACAGCAGGTTCAGGTGTAAGTGGGATTGGACATGGTCTTGGAGTAATTCCAAAATTAATTATTTGTAAAAATTTAAGTGTATCTTCAGCATGGACTGTTGGAAGTGATTTACTGAATGATTGGGGTGGTTATTTAGGTTTACAAAGTACAAATGCTCTAAATTCTGAAACTAGAATGTATAAGCCATCAGGTTATTCATCTCCAACTGCTTCTCTTTTTTATCAAGACCATTCAGCATTTGGTAGTGCAGGTGAAGATATGATAGCTTACTGCTTCGCAGAAAAAACTGGTTATAGCAAGTTTGGTTCTTATACTGGTAATGGTTCTACTGATGGAACATTTGTTTATACAGGATTTAAACCTGCATTTGTTATGATTAAATGCTCATCATCTGGTGGCTCTTATACATCTTGGTCAATATTTGATACTACTAGACAAACTTTTAATGTTAATTCTGGAAAAACTTTATATGCAAACCGAAGTTATGAAGAGGGTAAAAGAGGTCAAGGAGATGCAAGTACAACTATTCCAGGAATAGATATGTTATCAAATGGTTTTAAATGTAGAGTATTAAATGACGAAGTTAATAATACAGCAGAATACATCTACATGGCATTTGGTCAATCATTAGTAGGTTCAAACAATGTACCATGTACAGCGAGGTAAATAAAATATGACAAAAGCAAGAGATTTAGCAAACTTTAATCCAACAAATATTACAGATACTGGTACTGAAGGTACTAAAGTAGCTTCTGGTACTACAGCACAAAGAGGTTCTACTACTGGTCAATTTAGATTTAATTCTACTACTGGATTAGCTGAATATTATACTGGTACTGGTTTTAAAACTATTGATACTCCACCAACAATTTCGTCACTTGATGTCACAGAAGTAGATAGTCAAGCAGGTGGTAATCAAACAATAGTTATTACTGGTTCTGGTTTTAGTTCTGGTGCTACTGTGACTTTCGTTGGAAATAGTGGAACAGATTTTAACGCATCAACTGTAACAGTAAATAGTGAAACTCAAATTACAGCAGTTGCACCTAAAGCTAGTTTTTTAAATGCACAAGAACCTTATGGTGTTAAAGTCACAAATGTTTCTGGTTTAGCAGTTATACTTGCTAGTCAAATAAATGTAGATACTTCACCTAGTTGGCAAACTGCAAGTGGTTCTTTAGGTTCAATATTTTCAAATGATACTGGAAATCATTTTACAGTTTCAGCAACAGACCCAGATGGAGATACAGTTACATATTCAGAAACAGCTTCAGTTTTGTCTAGTCAAAATTTAACTTTAAATTCATCTACTGGAGTTATTTCTGGCGACCCAACAGATGTTTCTTCGGATACAACATTAAGTTTTACTTTAAGAGCAACAGCAAATTCTAAAAATGCAGATAGAGCATTTACAATTTTATTAAAACCACCAACAAACTATTATGGAGATGGTTCAGATGGTGATTTAGATACAACACCATAATGACAAAGGAGAATAATTAACAATGGCAAATGTAACTTACACAGTACCTAATAAAAATGGTTCGTATGATGGCGATATGGTTGTTAAACAATACACATCAATGACAATAGATAGTGGAGATACTGTTACTGTAGACCAACCATGTAGAGGTTTATTTATTTTAGTTAAAGGTGACTGTATAATTAATGGAACATTAAGCATGACAGCTAGAGGTGCTTTTGCAAACCCTACATCAAGTGGTGGTTCAGATAATAATTCAGTAGACAGTAATGGATTAAGATTTCCTTTTTTAACTTCTGGTGGCTCATCATCATTAACTGCAAGTAATACTTTGTTAAATGGTTGTGGAACAGAAGCAAGAAGTGTTATTTCAAATTTTCAAACATTATCTAGTAATGGAACAATTATATCTATACCTAGAGTAGGAACTACTAGAGGAAGTGGAGCAAACGCATACAATAGTTCAAGTGCAATCGCTGGTGGTGATGGTGGAACTACCTCAAATGGTTGTGGGGGTGGTGGAGCAGGAAAAGCATATTACAAAGCATATTCTCAAGATGGTGGTTTATCAAGTTGTTTTGGTGGTGGGTCAGGAAGTGGTGCTATACGTTCTTATAGCTCTAATAACTCAAACTCAAGTAATCCAGTTGATTATGGGGGTCAAGGTGGTCAAGGACAATATTTTGGTTCATTTAATAATGTTTGTGGTGGTGGAGCAGGAAATCCTGGTGGAAGTTCTCAAGGAACTTCAACTAGTGGAACAAATGGAACAGGTGGTGTAATAATTTTAGTGGTTGCAGGTAATGTAACAATAGGTGCATCAGGTAAAATTTTAGCAAATGGTTCTCCAGGTGGAGTAGCATCTGGCAATGCTAATGACATGGAAGGTGGAGCTTCTGGTGGTGGTAGAATTATTATTGCACACAGAGGTACATATTCAAATAGTGGAACTGTTCAAGCTGTAGGTGGAAAATCTGCAACTTCAGGAATGTCAGGAACAGGTGGAGATGGTGGTGCAGGAACAGTTACAGTAGAACAAGTTAATTAAATCTTATGAATAATTATCTGCTAATAAATTTAGATTATATAAAAGATAATAAGGAAATAACTAATGCCTAGAAAAAAAATTACACCAAAAGACTTTGCAGAAGTTTCAGCAGGTGTAAGACTTTCATCACATGAGAAACTTTGTGCTGAAAGAATGAAACAAATTCAAGAAAGTATTAAAGAATTAAATAAAGAAGTTAAAAATTTAAGAACTGATGTTTCAAAAGGAAAAGGTATGGTTCAAGTGCTTGTCTTTTTAGGAACAATAGTTGCAGGAATTATTGGTTTCTTTCAATACAGATAGAAATTAATAATGTTTAAAATAACCGCCATACTTTGTGTAATGGCAGTGAATGGTCAAAATCTATGTCTTTCAGGAGACATACCTTTAACTAAACCAGTTGAAAGTAAAGAAATGTGCATGAATACAATAACAAGTATTGCCATTTCTGTAGATGCAGAATTTAAGAACAGAGGCATTCTTTTAGAAATGTCCTGTAAACAAATAGGAGAACAAATATGATAATATATGGATATTCATTAAAGACTTGGAAAGATAAAGCAAAGATATATTGGCTAAATACAGATAAAAAACTTTTTGTAGCCTTTGTAGCATGGTCAGTGCTTTTATGGGTAATGTAACATGTGGTTTGCTTTACTAAAAAATCCCCTTACAAAGATAATAGCAGAAAAAACATTTGGTGCTATTCAGCATAAATTACAAAAAGATAAAATTGTAAGAGAAAAAGAATTAGATGCGGCTTCACAAATCTCAATAGAACAAATTAAACAACAAGAGCATTCGTGGAAAGATGAATGGTTATGTTTATTTTTCACAATTTTAATGGGACTTCATTTTGTTCCATACTTCCAAGACACAATGGAACGTGGTTGGTCAATATTACAAAATGCTGACCCTATGTTTTGGTACATTATTCTAACAATAGTTGGTGCATCATTTGGTGTAACTACAATGAATAAGTTGAAAAAGAAATGATAGATAGAATTGCGTTTTTTATTTTTGGTTTACTAGATAAATTTTCAGAACATTTAGACAATATGTTCTTTCCAAAAAAATGTAAATGTAAAGACAAAGAAAAGTGTAAGTGTAAATGAAAGTATCAGAAAATACATCTGTAAGTATGCCAATTAAAAATATGGTTGGTATAATTGTAGCTGTAGCTATGGGTATATTTGCATATACAGAAGTAACAGCAAGACTTACATCATTGGAAACTTCAAGAGAGTTATTTCAAGCAGATTTACTTAAAAAAAGTGAACAAAAACCTACTGACCAAGAACAATTTATGTTGTTGGAAGAACTTTATAAAACTGTAGAGAAAATAGAATTAAGAATTGAAGACATGATGCACAACAAAGTCAATATAGAATTTGTACAAAAACAATTATCAAAAGCTCTAACTGATATTGAAGAATTAAAAGATAAAGTCAGAGCAAATGGCAATGGAACACACTGATGCCAAGACCTGTTCGCAAATGGATTGTAAAACTGCGAATGTGGTATGCGGATATTAGAGGTCATCATGGCAAAAGGTGGGATTATGAGCCATCAAAACATTACATGGGGAGAAATAAACACAAATGATAGAAACTGTGGTTGCTTTATTAATGATAATTAATGGAGAAATCAAAGAACATAGAATACAGCCATCTATGAGTGAGTGCCTTAAAGGTAAAAGGATAGCACAAAGAGGTGAAACAGGTGGAAATATAGAACATCAATGTATTCGTAGTGAAGCAGAATTAGAGCAAAATATTGATGGTAGTTGGTCTATCAGAAAATTAATTTTAAAATAAGAAATGGCAAAAGCACCGAAGTGGGGTGAAAATAATTATGTTAAAGACAAACCCAGAAAACGAAAAGGAAGACACACAAAGTCTCCAAATAAACGAAACGACAAGAAAAAATACAGAGGACAAGGTCGTTAAACCAGAATTAGGTACAATTATAAAAGAGTTACCACAATTATTAGTAACTCATGCTTATAAAAAGCTAAAATCAGGAGATGAACTGACAGCTTCAGAAATGAAAGTCTGTTTAGAAGTTTGTAAAACTTACAGCTCCGAACCTTTAGAGAAAAAAGAAGAAAACATTTTAGATACAGTACCATTTGATGATGGACAAAAGAATTAATAACTTTAAAAATTTCCTGTATTTGTGTTGGAAGCATTTATCATTGCCAGACCCAACACCAGTACAATACGATATTGCTGACTATTTACAGTCTACAGATAAGAGACTTGTAATAGAAGCGTTTAGAGGAGTAGGTAAATCTTGGATTACTTCAGCTTTTGTCTGTCATCAGTTGTTACTCAATCCTCAAAAAAATATTTTGGTGGTCTCTGCGTCTAAAACTAGAGCAGATGACTTTTCTACGTTTACACAAAGACTAATAAGTGAAATGCCTTTGTTACAACACTTGATACCTAGAGATAATCAAAGACATTCAAAAGTATCATTTGATGTAGCACCTGCAAAAGCCTCACATGCACCATCAGTTAAATCTATGGGTATTACAGGGCAGTTAACAGGGTCTAGGGCTGATATTATCATTGCAGATGACGTAGAGAGTGCCAATAACTCACAAACGCAGTTAATGCGTGATAGACTATCAGAAACAGTCAAAGAATTTGATGCCATTATTAAACCTAATACTGGACGTATTATATTTCTAGGAACACCTCAAAATGAGATGTCTCTATACAATACATTAGAAGAAAGAGGGTTTAAGACAAAAATATGGACTGCATTAGTACCTAACAAAACTCAAAGAATAAGTTATGGACATAAACTTGCAGATATAATTCAAGGGGACGAAGGTAAACCCACAGACCCTAAAAGATTTGACGAAATAGACCTTATGGAAAGATTATCTTCGTATGGTCGTTCAGGTTTTAACTTACAGTTTATGTTAGACACAAGTTTGTCTGACCAAAACAGATACCCACTTAAATTAAATGATTTAATTGTAGCTTCAGGTTCTTCTACATGGAAAGAAGCTCCTGCCAAGATACAATGGGCTTCAGGCACACAGCAAATGAAAGATATAGACCCAGATATTCCTAATGTAGGACTTAAAGGGGATTATTGGGTAGCACCATTAATGATGTCTGAAGAATATACTAAATTTGAAGGCACAGTTATGTCTATTGACCCATCAGGGCGTGGAGAAGACAAAACAGCGTATGCGGTGCTTAAAATGCTACATGGAGTGCTTTATTTGACCTCTGTAGGTTCACTAGAGGGTGGATATAGCGAAGAAACTATGGCTAGATTATCTCATATTGCTAGAAAGCATGATGTAAACTATGTGGTCATAGAGAGTAACTTTGGTGATGGTATGGCAACCCAGTTGTTAAAACCTATCATGGCAAAGATACACCCATGTGAAATAGAAGAAGTAAGACACAATATACAAAAAGAGAAAAGAATTATAGACACACTAGAGCCACTTATGAATAGTCATAGGTTAGTTGTAGATGATGTCTTAATACACGAAGACTTTAAGAACGAACCTGACCATCAGTTGTTTAGACAAATGACAAGACTGACTAGAGACAAGGGTAGTTTAAGGCATGATGATGCCATAGACGCACTTGCAATGGCGGCTAAATACTGGGTGGACAGATTAGATAGAGACCAAACCTTATCTTACAATCAACACAAAGAGGAACTCTTGGATAGGGAATTAGAAAAATTTATGGAACATTCAATAGGAAGGACACAGGTTAAAGACAGATGGATATAGAACATACTAAAGAAGCAATTAAGAAAGAAGAAGGTTTCCGAATGGAGACTTATCATTGTACAGAAGGTCATCTCACAGGTGGCTATGGACACAAGATGCTAGAAGGCGAAGTACCACCTACAGATAAAGCAGGGTGGGATAAGTTATTTGAAAGAGACTTTGCTAAAGCTGTATCTGGTGCAGATGAAGTATTAAAAGAATGTCCTGCTGATATAAGTGAAACTGCAAGAAATCTTGTGGTGGAGATGGTGTATCAAATGGGTCAATTCGGTGTATCTAAATTTAAGGGTATGCTTAAAGCATTATCAGAAAAAGATTACAAACAAGCGTCAGTAGAAATGTTAGACAGCAGGTGGGCTAAACAGACACCTAATAGAGCTAACAGAATGGCTGAACGAATGGCGAATATTTAGTAGAAAAATCTGTGGGGGTATACGTTATAATGAAAACCACAGTTTCCCCCACACGCCTGACGCGAGGGCGTAGAAAATGATTATTTTTCAAGTATATCGCGGCTGTCGTGCCTGTATATACGCAAAGGAGTTCATATCCTTGCACACATGGGCGTTAACTTTTTTTATTTTTGCGTGTGTGAGAGATAGTCTGTTTTTTTGCTTTCTCTTTATCTATACGCACAGACACACGCAAAGCACCACAACAAACACCACCACAAGCCACACAGAGCCACGCACAGAGCAATCAAGGGAGCAACGCAGGGGTTGGGTCATGTTGTTTTAAATACTAAAGTTGCACTATTAGATGAGAGCAAAAGAAAAGAATATACTCTGTGTATCTCTTTGAGTATCTCTTCAAGTACATCATCAAGTAATACATCAAGAGACAATCAACATTAATATATTAATATGAATAGAACTAACTGGTTAAAGACAGACGCAGGAAAACTCTACAAAGCCAGAACAAATAAGAATTACAGACAAAAGAAAAAAGAAGACAAAAAGAAATCTTTGAAAGTTAATAAATCTTTTTCTTTTCACTTTCCCAAAGAACACAATCCATAAGTGATTTAATTAATATTCCTACATAATCCCATTTAATCCTTTAATCTCCCATAATTGCCTATTTATAGGGTTTATTAACTATTTTACAGGTGCGACACTGTGTCAGGTTCTATTATCCACAAATACATATATTCAAGGGGAATGTTTATTTTTTTAAAATTTTTTGATAATCTACAGGCTCTATTAGCCATTTCAAAAAACAGTGCCAAAGTCGGCTGAAAACCTGCGGATAGGTTTTCTCTGGGCTAGTTGTCTCTAGGGACTTTGGAAAATCCACTCGGAGTTGGGAACGACCTTTAACGAGGGTTAGCCACTCCAAAAGTTTGTGGTTGTCTGTATCTATTAGATACACTGAAGAGGCTTCGCAAAGCCGAAACAATCAACAATCAACAATAGGAGTGAACCACATGAGAATTTCACATGCAGTTCAAAAGATACAAGGTGCTATCTCTCTGGCAAAGTTCAAAGACGAACAAGCCAAGAAGGAACACTTTGACACCTACTCCAAAGCGAAGACAAAGGAACAAAAAATAAAATTGTTCCGAGAAGCTATCGCAGAAGGTTGGGTTAGTGCCTAGACAATTAAATTTGTTTAGTGCTGAAGAGTTGGCGGACTGTTATTTACATTCAGTTGTAATTAAGAGAGTTCGCCAAGCTCTACACAAAGAGAAACAGAAAAAACAGAAACTTGGTCAGGTGATAAAGTTTCCTATTAAATTTGTTTCTTAATGTTTTACAGTCCAAAGTATTGGGCGGAGTTAAAAGCCAAACGCAAAGCAGAAGAAAAGAAACTTGAAATTGTTTCTAGTGCAGAGCAGGACGCAGAAGCCAAACAAGAACAGGCAGAGGCGGACAAGTTGGCAAAAGACAAATTCCACCAATGGAAAGTGAAATATTCTAAAATCTAAAACAATGGGCGGTGCAATATCCGCCCTTGTTCAATCAACAATCAACAACAATGGAGACCACAATGAACGTAAGACAAATGACAAGCCCAAGAAGCCACAACGCTGTGGCAAATCAATTCATTATTAACGACAACAATGGAAATCAATATTTTCAAAGTTATCGTTCTTTAATAGTAAAAAAATGTGCTGATGGCAGAATATTCCTAGACGAGAACACTTGGGACTATTCAAGAACGACAGGAAAATACAGAAATGAATTTCTTGGCGAGAATACAGCAGAGACACGAAAAAAGATAAAAAGCGGAGAATACATTTTGACCGACTTAAACAGCAAGGCGGTGGCGTAATGTTTAGAGCAATTTTAATTGCAATAGCTTTTGCACTTTGTTTTGCTTTGATGTTTCTAGGTGTTATTATTTCAATTCATTTTAGCACTTGGCTAGGTCTAGCATTAACAGCAGTGGCAACTTTAAAATTCTGGTCATACTTACCAGAGTTAAACCAAATATAAAACTTGAAGCGGTGGCAGGTCTACCGCTTTGAGATTTATATTGCGTAAATAACTTGCGAGGATAAGCAAGGATAAAGCAATAAAAATCAAATGTTGTCTAGTTTTGCGTTAACTCTTCGGTGGTTCTTTAATCACAGTCAACGCTTCACTAGACGACATTTTTAAATCAACAATCAACAAAGGAGAAAAACATGTACACAAGTATAGAAAATGTAAAACTAACTGAAGTTGAAACAGAAAAAGGCAAATGGAAAGGCAAAAAGTTTGTCAATTATAAAAACCCTATTGAGAAAAACAAAAAAGTTGTTTTTGAAGATGAATACTCAAACTTAATGGATATTGCTTCAGAAGTAAAACACGCTTCAGAGAGAAGCCCTCACAAAGTAATTAGGGTTAGCTTTGATGTAAGTGCGGAGTGGTAATTGAGTGAGTTATAAAAAATACAAAATAAGAGATGGCGTTCACATACCAAGCGATAAATTTCGCAAAAATTGGGACGCCATCTTTGGCAAGAAACCAAAAAAACCTAAAAAAAACACAATTACAAAAAGCAAAACTGACGAGGTTTTAATAACCGAAACGCCTTCTAAAAACTAGGCGGCGTATTTTGCACGTGAATATCGCATAAAATCTTCTTGCACATATTATGTGCGACAGGATAGCATACGTTATAAAAATAACACATAAGCAAAAAGAAAGGAGAAACGTGAGAAAACATATAGTATATACGTTTAACAATGCGTGGTGTAATCAATTATTATTAATGCCAAATATAACTTAAAAAAGGAGTAAAAATGACAATAAATTTTATTCTTTTTAAAGTCTATATTGAAAAATATAGTAATTGGAGTAATCTAAAAGTGAGTAAGGATAAATACGAAACAATGGTTGATATTGGCTATTGGAAATTTTATTTATCTTAACATTAAACAAAGTGTGGTTGCTTCACTTTGTAAAAACAAGAGACAACAAACAGAAAGAAGAAAGACTAATGACAAGTAGCGGATTAAATCTATTAAAAATAATAGAAGAAATGCGAAAGTTTGATACACAAATTGAGGCACAGGCTATTGCTGTGTTTTTGTTTGTTGCGGTTCATGGTGGAAAAGAAGGCGTTGCCATGCAAACTATAAGTGACGACCTAGACATGGCTCAATCTTCAGTGTCAAGAAACTGTTATAAATTAGCAGATGTAAATAGACACAAAAAGACTGGGATAGGTTTAGTACAGACTTTTGAAGACCCAATGGAAAGACGAAGGAAGTTAGTTAGTCTTACATCAAAAGGCAAGAGAGTTTACAATACTCTTTTGGAATGGGTTAAATAACAATGAAAGGCGGTACAGTATGCAGAGTACAAATCCAAAACTGCTTACAGAAATACACCGCAAACTTACTCTTAAAGGGTGGGAAAAGTTACAACAAAAACGAGCCGAAAAAATAATTACAATGTTAGGTCGTGGAATGTTAGTAACTGAAGTAACTGATAATCATGTAGAACATGTTGTTGATACTCTTGAAAACAGAGGTTATCAAGGTTCTACAATTAATCGGTATCTGTCCTCACTCTCAAAGATGTTAAGATATGCCAATCAGAGACAATCTATTTATCATCTTGATAGAATGCCTCACATTGATTGGAATAGAGAGGACAATGGTAGAGAACGATACCTTGAACTAGAAGAAGAAAAAGAAATTATTAGATTGTTAACCGAATGGAATATGGTTGACTATTTAGAATTTTTTTTAGTTCTAATAGACACAGGTATGAGACTTGGCGAAGCGTTATCTATTAAGAAGTTAATGGTTCATAACAACAATGGAAACTATGTTGTTAATTTACCTGCTAGTGTTACCAAAAATGGTGAACCTAGAGGTGTACCACTAACAGAACGAGCAAAGTCTATTGTTGTCAAACTGTTGGACAAAGCGGAAAGAAACGACTTGGTATTTAAACACTTAAAATATTGGACGTGTGAGAATACTTGGAGACGTTTAAGAAAAGCAATGAACCTTGAAGAAGACAAAGAGTTTGTCATTCATTGTTTACGACATACTTGTGCTACTAGGTTGGCTCAATCAGGGAAGGTAGAACTTCACATGATTGGTCAAATGCTAGGTCATAAGTCATGGAAGATGATAAAAAGATACGCCCATTTAATTCCAAATAATTTAATGGGTGCAGTAAATGTTCTTAATGGGATTAATAAAAATATGCAATCCAGTTAAGGATTAGTTCTAGTATGAGGATAGTTGATTAATTATGTTTATTAATACAAGTAAAAGAGACTGTTCCACTGTCGCATGGGTACAATAGGATTTGCAATCCTCTGCGTAACCATTCCGCCACGTTGCCATCTCGTTTATTTTATAAGTAAACACTCAACTATTCTCTACTACATCTTTAAAAAATAATCAAAGGACTAAACTTAATTTGTAAGCCATTCCTTTGGTGCATCAATCAACAAATAGGAGAATAAATTGAAAATACTAGAAATAATGCCGACATACAAAGACCAACACCTAAATGAAACTATGTCTAAAGATTTAGGTAAAAATAGAACAAACAAAAGGCGTATATCCCATATTGAAAGAGGTGAAGAAAGTGTAACTTCCTATGGTAAAGTCATAGTAGCCAATACTATACGACCTTTAGCTATCGCAATAGCAGAATGGGTAGAACAAAGTATTCAAAATGTTCATTCCAAAACTCCCATTGCTCTTAAATATATCTCCCAAGTAGACCCAAAGATACTGGCGTTGATAACTGCAAAGCATGTAATCAATACTATTACCCATACTAAAAATCTAACTGCTACTGCCATAACACTAGGCGGAAGAGTTGAGACAGAGATAAGTTTAAAAAACTTTAAGGCTCTTAATCCTGAACTATACGAAACTGTAAGAAGAGATTTAGATAAAAGGTCTTGGAACTACAATTATAAAAGAAGAAAGTTAAGAGAAAGTGCTAAACGAGACAGTGTTATGAAGTGGGAAGAATGGTCTACTACTGAAAGACTACATGTTGGAATGGAATTGATAGGTCTGCTTATTGAAAGTACAGGACTTGTTGAAATCTCCCAAGAACAACATAAGCATAAAACTGTTAAAGTTATTAAACAAACTGAAAAGACTAAACAGTGGATTAACAATAGAAATGACTTTAACGAACTATTAAACCCTGAATACTTAATGATGGTTATGCCACCAAAAATGGTTGAAGATGGGAAAATTTCTGGTCATGGATATTGGACTGATGAACTCCCAGATTTAGATTTAGTTAAACAAAAAGGTAAGAAATTTAACCAAGAGATAGAAGGTTTTTCTATGCCTGAAGTAACTAAAGCTATTAACTTAATGCAGGGTACAGCTTATAAAATTAATAGATTTGTCCTTAATGTAATGCAAAATGCTTGGGACAAAGGAATGTCTATTGGTGGTATGCCACCCATAGAAAACCTGCCATTACCTAATAAGCCTCATAATATAAGTGAAGACACTGAAGAGGGCAAAGCCGCACTCAAAAAGTTTAAGAAAGATAGTGTCATTGTTCACACAGAGAATAACAGAATGGTATCAAAGAGGTTATTGTACGCTAAAATTATTTGGTTAGCCCAAAAGTTTGTACAATATCTAACACTTTATTTCCCACTACAATTAGATTTTAGAGGTAGGGCTTATTGTGTTCCTGCTTTTTTAAACTATCAGTCTATTGGTGGTGCTAAAGCATTGCTTAATTTTTCAGAGGGCAAAGCTATTACTAAAGAAAATAGAGGTGTCTTTTGGTTAGCTGTTCATGGCTCTAACATGTGGGGTAATGATAAAGTCTCATTAGAAGATAGAGAAAAATGGGCTTACGATAACCTAGAATGGATAAAAGCCTGTGGTACTGACCCAATAAGTAATAGACAATGGGAAGACGCAGATAGTCCTTTTCAGTTTCTTGCTTTTTGTGATGAATGGAAAAGATACCATGACACAGGAGATGGCTTTGTTTCTCATATACCTGTAAACGTAGATGGCTCTTGTAATGGGCTTCAAATTTATTCTCTTTTATTAAGAGATAAAGTTGCAGGTAAATTAGTTAACTGTATTCCTAGTGAAACACCGCAAGACATATACCAATTAGTTGCTGATGAAGTTATTAAAACTTTAAAAGTTAAAGCTGAAGAAGGTGATGACTTGGCGAAGAAATGGTTAGCTTATGGTGTTAAGCGTTCTACTTGTAAAAGACCTATTATGACAATTTGTTATGGGTCTACTAGATATTCTTGTACTGACTTTGTAGTAGAAGATTTAACTAAACGAAAAGATAAAGGTGAAATGCACCCTTTTGATGACATGTTTAAACCTGCTACTTATTTGTCTAAAATTATTTGGTCAAGTATAGGTGAAAACTTAAAGTCAGCTAGACAAGGAATGGATTTTTTACAAGGCATAGCGAAAGTTATTGCTAAAACAGGTCAGCCAATACATTGGACTACACCTGTTGGATTTCCAGTATTTCAATTCTATCCTGAAATGAAAAGTAAAAGAATAAAATCAAATCTTATGGGAGAAGTTATTATGCCTCAAATAAAAGAAGAAACTGAAGGTACTGACAAACTACGAACTCGTAATGCGGCGGCGGCTAATTATGTTCACAGCCTAGATAGTGCTTGTATGATTAGAACTGTTAATATTGCAAAAGAAAAAGGTATTAATAATTTTTGTAATGTGCATGACAGCTTTGCTACCCATGCTTGTGATATTGATAAACTTAATGAAAGCATAAGAGAAGCATTTGTAGAAATCTTTAGTGAAGATTTATTTGGCAAATTAAAAAAAGATGCTTCGCTTTTAGTGGAAGACAAGGAAGCTGTTAAAAGGTTTCCTGAAGTTCCTGAAAATGGCGACTTGGAATTGGCTTTACTACATCAATCCAAGTTTTTCTTTGCCTAAACCTATGCACATGTGGATAGGATTATGAAGGAATATGTAATAATGACTTTGCTACTTCTACCTTTTGAAGACACCTTTAAGGTAGATAGCAAGTTGTGGCTTCTTGATGTCAAAGTTCCTCATTGTGAGGTTGAATTGCCAACAACTTACCATGATGGAATTAACAAACATGAAATCACAATAGCCAAAAAGAAAATGCAATTAGTGGGAAATATCTGTCCCAGTAAAGTTGCACTATTAGACAATCAACATGGAGAAAACACAGAGATAAACAAGGAGAAATATGAGTAAACAAACGTACAATAAACTGGTTACACCTGTAGGTGTATCACAGTTTGCTTGGTTGAATAAACCAGATACTAAATTTGATGAGAATGGACATTATAAGGTTAACTTAATTGTTAGTGCTAATGATGCTAAACCTCTTATCAAGAGTATCAATGATGAAATAGCCAAAGCTGTTGAAATGGCTAAAGAAAAATCTAAAGGCAAAAACATAAAAACAGCAAACACACCTTTTGAAGAAGAATACGCAGATGGTAAACCTACTGGAAACGTAATCTTCAAATTCAAAGCTAAAGCAAAGATTATAATGAAGAATGGAGATGTCATTGACAACAAAGTTCCAATCTTTGATAGCAAAGGTACACCAATGACCAATCAAGTATGGTCAGGAAGTGAAATGAAAGCGTCTGCGGACATGATACCATACTATACAGCTATGGCAGGAGCAGGTGTTTCATTAAGACTAAAAGCAGTGCAAGTAACTAAATTAGTTGAAGGGTCAGGTGCAAGTTCGTCCTCGCATGGCTTTTCAGAAGTTAAAGATGGTTATGTAGCACCAGAAGATAAGACATTTGAAAATGAAGTGGAACAATCGCAAAACGCTGACTTCTAATCAAGTAGGTCTTAAATATGGGTTTAGGTCTGGTCTTGAAATATCTATCTCGGAAGAGTTAGATGCCAATAAGGTAAAGTATAAGTACGAGAAGGTTAAATTGACGTATGTCAAACCACAGAAAGCTCACACTTATACGCCAGACTTTTACCTAGAAGCTCACGATTTTTATATAGAAACAAAAGGATTATTTACTTCTGCGGACAGACAGAAGATGAGACTTATTAAAGAACAACACCCAGAAAAAGACATTAGAATAATATTCAGTAATTCAAGAAGTAGAATTTCTAAAAAATCTAAAACTACTTACGCAATGTGGTGTGAAAAATACAAATTTAAGTATGCAGATAAACACATACCATTGGAGTGGTTAAATGAATAATAATTACAGAGCTAGAACAGATTACATTGTTATTCATTCTACAAAAACAAAATCTAACGAAAATTTAAGTGCAAAGGATATAACTTTAAAACATAGAAAAGAAGGTTTCTTTCACAATGCCTTTCACTTTATAATTAAAAGAGATGGTACAGTAGAGGAAGGCAGAGACATAGAAATGTCTGGTGCTATCTTACCTATTAATCAGCCTTTAATTACTAATCAAAATTCCATAGCGATAGCACTTGTTGGTGGCTTATCGCAAGATGGTGAAAAACTTGACACTAACTTCACATTCAAACAATACAATGCGTTGAGAGAACTTGTAAAAAAGTTGAAAAGGAAGTACAATGTTGAGGTGGTGGGTTGCAGAAATGCAATTAACTCCAAATCGTGTATGTCTTTTGACGTACAAGCGATTGTTGATTGAGACGCTTCTAGTTAGAAATAGCTAGAGGCGTTTCGTATTTATGGGGTGGCTTACAATGAAACTGACCCCACAGGGCTAGTAGAGGGAGACTGAAACTAGCCTCAAAATTTCCCAAATATTTTACTCAAAAAATTTATGCACAAAACAGAAGAAGACTTTTTATATCACAGCCCATGCGATAATTGCAAAAGCAGTGATGCAAATGCAGTCTATACTAATCATTCGTATTGCTTTTCTTGCAATACATACACTAAAGGACAATCAACAAATATGGAATTAGAAACTATCACAAAAAAAGAAAGTGGATTTATTAAAGGAGATGTACTTCCTCTTAACAAAAGACAAATACATTTAGATACAGTACAAAAATATAACTATCAAATGGGGTCATGGTTTGGAAGACCATGTCATATTGCTAATTATTATAATGATAGCAAAGAGTTGGTAGCACAAAAATTAAGATACCCTTCAAAAGATTTTCAATGGATTGGCGAAGCAAAACAATCAGGATTATTTGGACAAGAAATTTGTAAAGGCAAAGGTAAATATATTACAGTTTGCGAAGGCGAAATAGATGCCTTAACCATGTCGCAGATTAACGACAACAGATGGGACGTAGTCTCAATTAAATCTGGTGCGGCAGGTGCAAAAAAAGATATTCAAAAATCATTAGATTTCTTGGAAGGTTATGAGAACGTAATCTTCATGTATGACCAAGACATACAAGGGCAACAAGCGGCAATAGAATGTGCTAAACTTCTAACTCCGAATAAAGCCAAGATTGCGTCTCTCCCTTTAAAAGACCCTAACGAAATGTTGTTAGCAGGTAGAGCAGAAGAACTTAAACAAGCTATGTGGAATGCAAAACCATATAGACCAGATGGAATTGTACTTGGTACAGAAATCTTTGATGACATAATGAAAGAAGATACTTACATCACTGCACAATATCCATTTAAAACAGTTAACATTAAAACACATGGACTACGAAAAGGTGAACTTACAACTATAACCGCAGGTACAGGTGTAGGTAAATCATCTTTCTGTCGTCATGTTGCATTAGATTTATTAAAACAAGGTTTTGGTGTTGGCTATATCGCATTAGAAGAAAGTATTAAACGTAGTGCATTAGGTATTATGGGTGTTCACCTAAAGAAACCTTTGCATTTAACTAGAGAAGGAATAAGTGAACAACAATTACAGGAAACTTTTAAATCTACTATTGGTAATGGGAATTTTTATTTATACAATCACTTTGGTAGTACAATCGCTGACAACTTATTAAGTAAAATAAGATACCTAGCAAAATCATGTGAAGTAGACTTTGTAGTATTAGACCATTTACACATGGCTTTATCTGCATTGGGTGATGAACATACAAGTGATGAAAGAAAACTTATTGATTACTTTGTAAGTAAATTAAGAACATTGGTAGAAGAAACAGGTATTGGTTTAATATTAGTTTCACATCTTCGTAGGTCAGAAGGAGACAAAGGTTTTGAAGATGGAAAAGATGTTACTATGAATAGTTTGAGAGGCTCGGCTTCCATTGGACAATTATCAGACTTAATTCTTTCCCTTTCAAGAGACATTAAATCAGAAAAGAAATTAGCAAAAGTTACAATACTTAAAAACAGATTTTCAGGAGAGACAGGCAACGCAGGGACACTATTATATGATTTATCAACTGGTTGTCTTTCAGAAACATCTCCTGATGTTTTAGATGACTATTAAAAAAGCACCAAGAATGACTAGAGACAAAGCTATGTCTTGGTCATTTATTATTTTAGATGCTATCGCAAAAGCTAAAAAATATAAAACAGTTATTACACTAGATGTTGGAAAAGAAACTTCAGCAATCATGGTGGAGAATACTTTAACCAATATGGCAATACAAGGAGAGGAAGCGGCTATGTTTATTCAAGTTAAGCTACACACGTTACACTAATTATGAAACTACCAGAAATAACTAAACAAGTATTGAATGCACCTTTTGTAAAAGTACATTGGAAAGACATTAACTCAAATTCAAGTTGGGTTAATCTTAAAGACGCAAAGAATAGTAAAGTTACTATTTGTATTACAACAGGTTGGCTAATTAAAGCAGACAAAGATGTTCACATAATTGTTGGAGATGTAAATTTTGAAGACAATGGGACATTAGGTGATGTTGGAAACATAACAACAATGCCTTCAGTAAACGTATTAAAAGTTAAAAGGATTAAAGTTTGAGATATATATTTGACATTGAGACAGATGGATTTTTACACACCTGCACAAAAGTACATTGCATTGTACTTAAAGATATAGACAGTGGTGAAATACTTACATTAGATAATGAGAGTGCTATTAAAAAACTAGAAGAAGCTGATTTAATAGTAGGACACAATATTATTAAGTTTGATATTCCAGTATTACAGAAATTATATAACTTTAATTTTAGACAAAAAATTTTTGACACTTTAGTAGGAACAAGATTACTTTATTCAGACATTAAAGATAAAGACTTTTCAATTAAAGACTTTCCTAAAGATTGTATAGGTAAACACTCATTAAAAGCATGGGGTAATAGAATAGGTGAATACAAAGAACAGTTAGAAACTGACTGGCAAACATTCACACCTGAAATGCTAGAGTATTGTAAGCAAGACACAGAGGTAACTTATAAATTATATAAAGTAATAGAAGAAAAAGGTTACTCACAAGAAGCTATGGATTTAGAACATGAAGTAGCACAATTAATATTTAAACAAGAACAGTATGGATTTAGTTTTAATAGAATTAAAGCTGAAGAGTTATATATTAAATTAAAAGCAAGAAGTGTAGAGCTAGAAGAAGATTTACAAAAAGTATTTAAACCTATTGTAAAAGAAAGATGGTCTACAAAGACAGGTAAAAGATTAAAAGATTTAGTTATAGTATTTAATCCTAGTTCACGTCATCACATAGCAGAAAGATTAAAAGAAAAGTATGGGTGGGACGCACAAGAATTTACTAGTGATGGTAAAGCAAAGCTAGATGATAGTATATTATCTAAACTTAAATACCCTGAAGCTAAAATATTAGCTGAACATTTTTTATTAAATAAAAGAATTGCACAAATAGCTACTGGTTCACAGGCTTGGTTAAAACATGAACGCAATGGTAAGATACATGGCACATGTAATACTAACTCTTGTGTAACACAAAGAGCTAGTCATTCTTTTCCAAATTTAGGACAGGTAGTTAGTACGTCTGCACCTTATGGTAAAGAGTGTAGAGAATTATTTACAGTACCAGAAGGTAAACGATTAGTTGGTATTGATGTAAGTTCATTAGAAGTAATGATGCTCTGTCATTTTATGTCAAAGTTTGACAATGGTGAGTACACCAAAGTTGCACTTGAAGGAGACATACACACAGAGACACAGAAATTAGCAGGGCTTGATAGTAGAGACCTTGCGAAGCGTTTTTACTATTGCTTTTTATATGGTGGAAGTGTGAAAAAAATTTCAGAAGTAATAGGGAAACCTTTTAAAGAAGCAGGAAAGATTAAGAAAAGATTTTTAAATAACTTACCTGCATTGCACAAACTTATTGAAGGTGTGCAGTCTGCGGCTGAACGTGGATATATAAAAGGTTTAGACAAAAGAGATATTAAAGTTAGAAACAGCTACGCCGCACTCAATACACTTTTGCAATCCGCAGGAGCAATTTTATGTAAGAGATGGCTAGTAGAATTTAATAAAGAAATCAAAAAATTTAACAATGCACAACAAGTTGTATGGGTACATGATGAAATACAAGTTGAGTGTGATGCAAAAGACGCTGATGCTATTGGTAAGATAGCAGTAGATTGTATTAGACGAGCAGGTGAACACTACAAATTAAGAGTTCCTCTAACAGGAGAATACAAAGTCTCAACTGATTGGAGTGGAACACATTAATGTATAATAAAAAATTTGACCTTGACCTAAAGTATGGTCAGGAAAGAGAAAAGCGTTTAGCTTCTATACTTGATAAAGATAAATCTAAAATAGAAGTTAAGACAGAAAGAGACTGGTGGTTTAAAACTGGAAACATTGCCATTGAGATGGAATGTAATGGTAAACCTTCAGGTGTTATGGCTACAAAGTCTGACTACTGGGTACATATCCTAGCAGAAGGAGAGAAAGATTATTGTAGATTAATCTTTGACACAAAGACAATCAAAAGATTGGCAAAGAAATATATCAGCACATTAAAAGCAGGTGGTGATGGCTTTAGAAGTAAGTTTGTTCTTATACCTTTAGCAGAAATGTTTATGCCAAAAAATTTAACCAAATCTATGCAACAAAGGATAGTAAAATAAATGTATAAGAAAAAGAAAGTTCTCGTTATTGATGGAGACATACTTGCTTATCAAATTGCAACTAATAATGAGATAGAAACAAACTGGGGTGATGGTTTATGGACATTACATTCAGATGAGAAGGCTTGTAAAAGTCAACTTGATTTAGTCATAGAGGATTTAGGTGCTAACTTATCAGCAGATGATTATGTTGTAGCGTTAACAGATAAGAATAATTTTCGTAAAGATATTCTTCCTACTTATAAATCAAACAGAAAAGAAAAGCGTAAACCTTTAGTATTAAAAGCTATGCGTGAACACATTATGGAAAAACATAATGGTGTCATGTGGAAAAATTTAGAAGCAGATGATGTCATGGGTATTATGGCAACTGAACCTGCGACTACTGAAGAGAGAGTTCTTGTTAGTATTGATAAAGACATGCGTACAATTCCTTGTACTTTATCTAATGATGGTAGTTCTACTGAAGAGATACCAGAGAAGATAGCTAACTATAATTTTATGCTTCAAGTTTTAACAGGAGATAAGGTTGATGGTTATGATGGAATAGAGGGTGTCGGAATTAAGACTGCTGAAAAATTAATTAGTAAATATACTAACGTAAGACTTCCTGATTTATGGAAGATAGTTAAAGGTATCTATAAAGAAAAAGGTTACACAGAGAAAGAAGCTCTACAACAAGCTAGGGTCGCACACATTTTAAGACATGGTGAGTACAATAAGAAAACAGGGAAGGTTAAGTTATGGAAGATTTAATAAAAGAACCACCTCACTATGCTAACAATAAAATAGAACCTATTGATTATATTATATCTAATAAATTAGATTTTTGTGAAGGCAATGTCGTTAAGTACATAACACGTTGGCGTAAAAAAGGTGGGATAGAAGACCTTAAAAAATGCAAACAATATGTGCAATTCATATTAGATAAGTATGAGGCTTAATGCTTGAACATAAACATATTTTAATTAGGGCAACTGTTAAGCGTCCACCTATGCAGATAGATACAATCAAACAATGGATAAGAAATTTAGTTGAGAAATTAAACATGAAACCATTAGGTGAAACTGTAGCTGTCTATGTAGATAAGAAAGGCAACAGAGGATTAACTTGTTTACAAGCTATTGAAACATCACACATAGCTCTACATTCGTGGGACGAAGACAGTCCACCTGTTATTCAATTAGATGTCTACACTTGTAGTCATTTGAATAAACAAGTTGTGTTTGATGCACTAGAAAAATTTGAACCAATAAACATTAATTACTTAACATTAGATAGAGAAAGGTACTTGGAAATAAAACACTTATGATAGATTATGATAGAGATGAGTTGCTTACAGATTTTGGTAAGACTACTTTAAAAGATAGGTATTTATTACCAGACGAAACTTCACCGCAAGATGGATTTATGAGAGCCGCTAAAGCGTTCTCTGATAATGATGAGATGGCGGAACGTATTTATAACTACGCTTCTAAATTATGGTTTATGTTTTCTACACCTATTTTATCTAATGGCGGAACAAACAGAGGTATGCCTATCTCTTGTTTCTTAAATTATGTTGGTGATAGTAGAGAAGGATTAACAGGACACTACACAGAGAATGCTTGGTTAGCATCTATTGGTGGTGGTATCGGTGGCTATTGGGGACATGTAAGAAGTGATGGTGTTAGTACGTCAGGTGGTTCACAATCATCTGGTTCTATTCCATTTTTACACGTTGTTGACAGTGAGATAATGGCATTCTCACAAGGTAAAACAAGACGTGGAAGTTATGCGGCTTACATGGATATATCACACCCAGAGATTATAGAATTTTTAGAAATGCGTAAGCCTAGTGGTGGAGACATACATAGAAAATGTCTTAACTTACATCACGCTATAAATATTTCAGATGAGTTTATGCACTTGATTGAAAAGTGTATTGCTGAACCTACTTATGATGACAGTTGGGATTTAATAGACCCACATACTAATAAAGTTGTAAGAACTGTATCAGCAAGAGAGTTGTGGCAAAAGATTTTAGAAATTAGAGTTGCTACTGGTGAGCCTTACATTTCATTTATAGATACTATCTATGAAGGAATGCCTGAAACACAAAAGAAATTAGGATTAAATGTACATCATTCTAATTTATGTACAGAGATAACATTACCTACTGATGAACATAGAACAGCAGTGTGTTGTTTGTCTTCTGTAAATTTAGAAAAGTTTGATGAATGGAAAAATAATAATTTATTTATATCTGATTTAGTTAGATTTTTAGATAACGCTTTAACTTACTTTATTGATAATGCACCTGATAGTGTATTCAGAGCAAAGTTTAGTGCGGCTAATGAAAGAAGTATTGGGCTAGGAGCTATGGGTTTCCACGCTTATTTACAATCTAAAGGTATTCCTTTTGAAGGTGCGTTAGCTAAATCAATGAACTTAAAAATATTTAAACACATTAAAGAACAAGCAGTAGCAGAGAGTAAAAGACTTGGTATTAAAAGAGGTGAAGCTCCTGACATGGAAGGTACAGGCATGAGGAATGCACACTTGTTAGCAATAGCACCTAATGCTTCTTCATCTATTATATGTGGTACTACTTCTCCATCAATAGAACCTTTTAGAGCAAATGCTTATGTACAAAAAACAATGTCTGGTTCTTTCTTGGTAAAGAATAAATATTTAGAAAAATTATTAGATAAAAAAGGTATCAATACAGATAAGACTTGGACTTCTATACTTGCAAACAGAGGTTCAGTATTACATTTAAAAGAATTATCTGATTATGAAAAAGATACTTTTAAAACAGCTATAGAAATTAACCAACAGTGGGTAATAGAACATGCGTCTGACAGACAAAAGTTTATTTGTCAGGCACAATCAGTAAATGTTTTTGTACCTGCTGATGTTAATGTTAAAGAGCTACATGACATACACATGTTAGCTTGGAAACGAAAACTTAAAACTTTGTACTATTGTAGAAGTGAAGCAATTAAACGTGCAGAGTTATTATCAAAGAAAATAGAAAGAACAATCATACCAGAGGCAGATTGTTTAGCTTGTGAGTAATGGGAAAGTATTTAATAATTTTAATACTGCTGACAGGTTGTTCACAGATTAATGATAAATTTAATCCTGCAACTACTGTAATAAAACACATAATAAAAGGAACAAATGATTAAATATATATTAGAAATTATATATCATTATTCAACAGCTTTAACATCATGGTCGTGGACTAAATTATATGGAGATAGAAATAAAAAAATGAAAACAATACCAGATACTATAGATAGTATAAAAAAGAAAATAAGAAAACTTCAAGTATTATCATTGTACTACAGAGAAGGAATAGTAGGAGCATGGGTAGGACTTTTATTAGGAATAATAATAGGAATGCTAATATGACCTACAGTTCATTATTTGATGACATAGATAAACCAAAAAGAAAAAGAAGAAAAAAAAGAACACCAAAACAATCTGTATTATGGACTGTGTATCATACAGTCTTGGCAGTTGAATTATTAATCATAATTATAATAGAAGGAATTGAGTTATTAAGATGAGCTTATTTAAAACTAGAGCATACTACAAACCATTTGATTACGAATGGGCTTTTGAAGCATACGATATGCAACAAAAAATGCACTGGCTACCATCTGAAGTTCCTTTGCATGAAGATGTAAGAGATTGGAATGAAAGATTGTCTGAACCTGAAAAGAATTTAATAGGTCAGATATTAAAATTTTTTACACAAGGAGATGTAGATATAGCACAAGCCTATTTAGATAAATACATTCCAATGTTTAAACCACCTGAAGTTAGAATGATGTTATCTGCAATAGCTTCTAGTGAAGCAAACCACGCACATAGTTATTCATTATTAAATGATACGATTGGTTTACCAGATAAAGAGTATCAAGCATTCCATGAATATAAACAAATGGCTGATAAGCATGAGTATCTTTTTAAATCTAAAGGAAAAGGTATAGAAGGATTAGCTAGAGAGATAGCTTGTTTTTCTGCATTTGGTGAAGGATTACAACTGTTTGCATCTTTTGCTATGCTTCTTAATTTCCAAAGATATGGAAGAATGAAGGGAATGTGTCAGATAGTTACTTGGAGTATTAGAGATGAGACACACCACGTTGAAAGCATGATTAAATTGTTTCATCAATTAATAAAAGAAAACCCAAATATTTGGACAGAAAAATTTAAAGCAAGTATCTATCAAACAGCTAGAGATATGGTTGACCTTGAAGATAAATTTATTGATTTAGCTTTTGATATGGGTGGTATTAGAGGTTTGAAACCAGAAGAAGTTAAACAATATATTAGATATATAGCTGATAGAAGACTTCTACAGTTGTCTTTAAAACCAAATTATAAAGTAAAAGATAATCCACTTGGTTGGTTAGAATGGGTATTAAATGGTGTAGAACACGCTAATTTCTTTGAGAATAGAGCAACTGAATATAACAAAGGTACTGTAACAGGTAATCTTTGGGAGTAAAGTTTCACTTTTAGATGAAAAACATTGACGAAGATTTGGTTTTACCTACAAAAGTAGACGACCTAATTAAATTGTTAAACAAAGTTTACCCAGAAAAATCACCTGAATTGAAAGATGATACTAAAACTATTTATTTTAAAGCAGGTCAAAGGGACGTGGTTAAATTTATCAATACTTTAAAAGAGAGGACAGAGAAATAATATGTGTTCAAGACCAAAAATGCCACCACCACCAAAAGCTCCACCTATGCCTGTGAATACTTCACAGACTGTTGGAGAAGAAACTGCACCAGAGTTAGTTACAGCTAACGAGCAGGATTTAAACATCAAAAAGAAAAAAGTTAAAAAGTCAGGTACAACTGCTTTAAACACTACTTCTGGTTTAAATATTGGTACAAGTGGTTCTAATTATACAGCATAAATAGATGGAATATACAGGTGAATTAACTAAACAACAGACAGCTAAAGAACGATACAATAAGTTAATTACTAACAGAGAACACTTTTTAGATAGAGCAGAAGAATGTAGTGAGTTAACTATTCCTTCTCTAATTAAGCCTGATGGTTTTACATCATCAAGCGATTTATACAATCCCTTCCAATCAGTTGGTGCAAGAGGCGTCAACAATTTAGCAAGTAAACTTCTTTTACTTTTGCTTCCCCCAAATTCCCCATTTTTTAGATTATCAATAGCAGGAGAAGCTAAAAAAGAACTAGAAGAAAATAAAGAAATGAAGACTGACATAGAGAAATCTTTGTCTGTTATTGAAAAAGAAGTATCAAGTAAAATAGAACAACTTGCATTAAGAGTTTCAGTATTTGAAGCATTAAAACATTTAATAGTTGGTGGAAACGTATTAACTTATTTACCTAAAAAAGGTTCAATGAGAGTATACCCACTATCTCAATATGTAGTTAAAAGAGATGGTTCAGGAAACGTATTAGAAATAATTATTAAAGAAGAAGTTAGTGTTTTATCTTTAGGAAAAGAAATAGCGGCACAAGTTATTTCAGACCCAGAATATAAACAAGATGAAGATTGTGAAATATATACACACATCTACAAATTAGATGACAATGATTTCTATGTTTGCCAAGAAGTAAAAGGTATTAAAATTCCATCAAGTATTGGTAAATTTAAAAAAGAAAGAATGCCTTATCAAGCATTAAGAATGGTAAGAGTTGATAATGAAGATTATGGTAGAGGGTACGTTGAAGAATTTTTAGGTGATTTAAAATCATTAGAAGGTTTATCACAAGCACTTGTAGAAAGTGCGGCGGCTTCATCTAAAATAGTATTTATGGTTAGACCTAACAGTGTAACTAGAAAGAAAGATTTAGCACAAACTAGAAATGGTGATATTATTACAGGAACGCAAGATGATGTTTCAGTATTACAAGCACAGAAACAATATGATTTACAAGTAGTAGAAAAATCTATTGCTAAATTAGAAGAGAGAATGTCTTACGCATTCTTATTACACACAGCAATACAAAGAGATGCTGAAAGAGTAACAGCACAAGAAATTAGATACATGGCTGAACAACTGGAAACAGCTATGGGTGGTATATATTCATTATTATCACAAGAGTTCCAACTTCCATTAGTAGCAATACTTATGAAAAGAATGGAACAAGCAAATGAAATTCCAGTATTACCTAAAGGAACAGTACAGCCAACTATTATTACTGGTATTGAAGCATTAGGTAGAGGAAATGATTTACAAAAATTAAGAGAATTTGTTGCTGAAATTGCACAACTCGCACAAATAAATCCGCAAGTTGTTTCAGCATTAAATCCTGATGATTTAATTAAACGTATCGCTATTGGTCTAGGCATTGATACTGATGGTTTATTAAAATCACCAGAAGAATTACAAGCTGAACAAGAAGCACAAGCTGAACAAGCAGAGCAACAGCAAGTAATGCAAATGGCAGAGAAGGCGGTTGCACCAGTTGCAAATAATTTATCTAAACCGCAATAATTAAGGAAACACAATGGTAGAACAAGTAACAATAAATAAAGAAGAAGAAACTACTAGCGAAAAGCCAGTAGAGGAGCAGTCTACACAAAGTAAACCTGAAGGCTTACCTGAAAAATTCAACAGTGTTGAAGATTTAGCAAAGTCATATTCAGAGTTAGAAAAGAAACTTGGTGAACAAACTCCAAAAGAAGAAGTAGACCCAACAAGTAAGGCTACTTTAAAAGAAGATGCACCTAAAGAACAAAAAGGTGAATTAGATATTGCTGAAAAAGCAGTAGCTAGTGCAGGTTTAAATATGGAAACCTTGTCAAATGAGTATGCTGAAAAAGGTGAGTTAGATACAAAATCTTATGAAGCATTAGAAAAAGCAGGAATACCTAAAGATTATGTTGACCAATTTATTGAAGGTCAAAAAGCAATAGGTGAAAAGCAAACTAATACAGTTAAAGAATTAGTTGGTGGTAATGATGCTTATTCTGAAATGGCAAACTGGGCGGCTGATAATTTAACAGACGCAGAGAAAAACGCTTATAACACAGCAGTTAATTCTAAAGATTTAGAAACTGCAAAGTTAGCAGTAGTAGGATTAAAAGCAAAATTTGAAAAAGCTAATGGTTCAGAACCTACTTTATTAGATGGCAAAATAGCATCTTCAGGAGAAGCAGGTTATAAATCTTGGGCTGAAGTTACTAGAGCAATGTCTGATGATAGATACCAAAAAGACCCTGCTTATCAAGCGGCAGTAAAAGATAAACTTTCTAAATCGGAGTTATAATAATGTTTTTATTAGCGTTAAGGAAGCAGTATGAAGCAGATGTTGCTGAAGCTACAGCAGTCATTGATACGTTTTTACAAAAAGCGGTTGGTGTTGCAGACCATGATAATTTTATGAAAAGTTTAAGAACAAACTTTGATAAATTAGTACATGCTAAACATGCTATTTCTGAAATTGATGAAATAACTAAAAACTCAAAGGAAACAAATGGCAAAAAATAGTCTTTATGGAAACATAAATAAAAGAAAACGAGCAGGTACTTCTCGTCCAAAATCAAAAAGTACAATAAGTGCAAAATCTTATTCTAATATGAAAAAAGGTTTTAAGAAAAAATAGTTGTGCAACGCTTATGCGTGGCAACTGCCAATACAATTTAGCCAAATAACTTGACCTACTGCGGTAGACAATCTTGACTAAATAACTGAATTGAAGAGGCTTTTATAAACTAACATCAAAAAGGAGACAATCACATGTCAAACGCAAGTCCAGTTAAATTCGGAAATGCTAATAGTGGTTCTACTCGTGATGATGCTCTGTTTCTAAAAGTATTCGCAGGTGAAGTAATTACTTCATTTGATAGAGCTTCAAAAACAGCAGGTGCAGATATGGTAAGAAGTATCTCATCTGGTAAGTCAGCAACTTTTCCTGTTATGGGAAGAATTGGTGCAGAGTATCACGCAGTTGGAGCTGAAATATTAGGTTCTGCAGTTAACTCAAACGAAAAGGTTATTACAATTAATGACCTTTTAATATCTTCTGTATTTATTTCAAATATTGAAGAAGCAAAGTCTCATTGGGACGTAAGAAGTGCATACTCTACTGAAATGGGTAGAGCATTATCTTTCCAAAAAGATAAGCATATCTTACAAACAATCGGACAAGCATCTCTAGCTAGTGCAAACGTAACTGGTGGAGACGCTACAACTAACGTAGTAAACACAGGCATTGCTTCTGCTACAGACGCAACTGCGGCTAACGCAATGATAGATGCTATCTTTGCGGCGGCTAAAGAGCTTGACGCAAACTACGTTCCTTCAGAAGGCAGAAAATGCTTTATGAGACTAGAAGAATACTACAAATTAGCAAACGCTACTAATGCAGTCAATGTTGACTTCACAGGTAATGCTAATGGCGGTATCGCTTCTGGTAAAGTTATGAAAATTGCAGGAATTGAATTAGTACCAGTTCCTCATTTTGTAGCTTCTAATGTATCGTCAGGTGTAGACGCAGGTTCAGCAACTAACGCAGGTTCAACTCCACAAGCAGTTAACCTATCAAACTTTGTTGCTCTTGTATCTCACCCTTCAGCAGTAGGAACTGTTAAGCTAATGGATTTAGCTGTTGAAAAAGAGTACGACATAAGAAGACAAGGTACGTTAATGGTTGCTAAATACAGCATGGGTCATGGTGTATTAAGACCAGAAGCGGCAGTCGGAATTAAAGAAGCGGCATAGTCCCTCTTTACTTACATTGGGCGGAGATTAACACTGACAATCCGCCCAGTGTTCAAACAAAATTTTAATACAAAGGACAGATGACAACACAAATTACACCCACAAGTGAATTACAAGCTGTGAATATAATGCTCTCTACAATAGGAGAAGCACCAGTAAACAGTATCACTGGAACTACTACAGTTGATGTAGGTACAGCAAAAAATATTTTAAATGAAACATCTATGTCCATTCAATCACAAGGGTGGAATTTTAACTCACACATTAATTACTCATCTTTAACTTTAGATAGTGATAACAAAGTTCCCCTACCTTCAAACTGCGTTAAAGTTGACGCAAATTCCCAACACAGATATTTAAACTACACATTAAGAGATGGTTTTCTATATGATATGGATAACCATACAGATGTATTTACTTCTGCACCTGCTTCAGTTGATATGGTTTTAGTACAACAATTTGAACATTTACCAGAATACGCTAGACAATATATTACAATGAAAGCGGCTAGAAGATTTGCGGCAAGATTTGTTGGTGATAAAGAAATTACACAATTAATTGGTCAAGATGAACAAGAAGCATTAATGGCATTCCATCAAGCAGACAGCCAAGAGAGTGATGTAAATATACTTGATGGAGACAGTAATACATTTTCTATAATACATAGACCTACTAGAAGGAACTACTAGCTATGGGCGGTGTTGTTTCACAATCTATTCCTAACTTCTTAAATGGTATGTCTCAACAGACACCTACTCAAAGAGGATTAAATCAAGGAGAAGACCAAGTTAATTTACAAAATGGTTTAGTAGATGGTTTATCTAAAAGACCACCTTTAGATTATGTAGCAACAGTAGATGCTTCAAATATATATTCTAATAAAACTAAATTTTGGAATATACAAAGAGATGATGCTAACCAATACATTGTAGCATTATACAATGGTGGTATTAAAGTATTTGATTTAGATGGTAATTCAAAAACTGTTACTATACAAAGTGGTTCAGGTTATTTAACTTCTACTAATCCTAAACAACATTTTAAATTAGTAAATATTGCTGACTATACTTTTATAGCAAATACACAAACTACTGTAACTGCTGACAGCACAACGTCTGCGGCTAAAGTAGAAGAATTTTTAATTGTTTGTAAATTAACAAACTATGGTAGGGAATATAAAGTAGCATTAAATCACCCTAACATGTCCTATGAACATGAAGTAGTGTTTCAATTACCTTCAGGTAATGATGCTTCTACTGATAGTAAATTTAGAGATACAAACAAAATTACAGATATATTATTAAATGGGACATCTAGTTCACACTGGGATAGTGCGGCTGATGGTATTGGATTTAAAACTATTAGAACAGATACAGGTGCAACTTTATCTAGTTCACAAGGATTAGCAAATTATTCAGGAATAACATCTCATTTTACATTTGAAGCATTTGATAGTGTTATTTATGGAAAACCTACAGGTACAGTTTCATCACCAAACACACTAGCTGATTATACAATAAGTTCATCAGATGGTTCTGGTAATACAGCTATGTACGCTATCAGAGATGAAATACAAGATTTTAGTAAATTACCTTTTTATGGAAAGAAAGATGTAATTATAAAAGTAACTGGTGAAGAAGGAGATACATTATCAGATTACTATGTTAAATTTACAGGTAAGTCTGGTGTATGGAATGAAACTATAGCACCTGCTACTTCTGTAGGATTAACTAATTCTACAATGCCACACGCATTGATTAACAATAATAATGGTACATTTACTTTTAAAGAATTAGATTGGACAGATAGAGTATGTGGAGACATTGAAACAAATGCTAATCCAACTTTTGTTGGTAAAAAGATTAATAACCTTACATTTTATAAAAATAGATTAGGTATTTTATCAGGAGAAAATTTAGTATTAACAGAAAATGCTTCTTTCTTTAATTACTTTGCAACTACATCTACACAAGTTTTAGATACTGACCCTATTGATATAGCGGCTTCAGGTACACAAGTTAATACACTTAAAAACTCTGTAGGATTTAATGAAAGTTTATTATTATTTTCTGATACAGCACAATATAAATTAGATAGTTCAGGTGAAAGTATATCACCTACAACAGCTATACTTAATGAAGTATCTTCATTTGAACATGATGATAAAGTAACACCAGTTTCAGCAGGTAAGTTCGCTTACTTTGCACAAGCTAGAACAAACAATACAGCAATAAGAGAATACTTTGCTGATGATGACACACTAACAAATGATGGTTTAGATATAAGTGTATCAGTACAAAATTTAATTCCATCTAATACTTATCAAATTATAAGTAATACTACAGAAGACACATTGGTATTTCTTTCTTCTGATGACGCAGACACACAGACTGCACCATATACAGGCACAGCTTCAGCTACAAATGCTAGTACAATGATTATCTATAAGTATTTCTTTGATGGTGGAGAGAAAGTACAAAACGCTTGGTCTAAATGGACATTTACAGGTGTTAAAATTATTGGTGTTATGTCTTTAGAAAGTTATCTTTATGTATTAGCTTCTGAAGGTACTACTACAAAATTATTTAAACTAGATTTAAGAAACTTAAAAGATACTACTATAGGTCATGGTGTTTATCTTGACCTTAAAACTTCAGTTTCAGGAACGTATGATGCCGCAACAGGTCTAACTACGTTTACTTCACCTTATGGTGCAAAGACTGGATTGTTAGCTGTAGATAGAACAAATGGAAATAACTACACAGCTACAAACACAAGTGGTTCCACTTACACAATCAAAGGTAATCACACTTCATTATACATTGGTGTGCCTTATGAAAGTAAATACAGATTATCTACACCTTATATTAGAGAAAATACTGGTAGAGGTTTAGTAGCTATTACTACAGGTAGATACCAAATTAGAAATATATTATTTAATTTTGAAAACAGTGGGTTCTTTCAAGTGGAAGTAACTCCAACAAATAGAGATAAATCAACTTCAATAATGAATGGATATGTCATTGGTACATCTTCATCTATTGTTGGACAACCTGCTATAGCTTCAGGAACATTAAGAGTTCCAGTACAAGCACAAAATACAGAGTTTGTATTAGATGTTAAATCATCTTCTCATTTACCTATGTATATCGCAGGTGCAGAAGTTGAAGGTTATTATCATAACAGAGCAAATAGGATTTAATGGTTAAAGAAAATTATGTACGTCCTGCTATATTAGCGGACTGTTTAGAATTAGCACCTAGAGTAAGAGTAGGTGATAGAAAAGAAATTATGGCTTCAGATGGTGTAACGCCATTGGAAGCATTAGTCTTACCTTTTACAGAAGAGAAAGCTAAAATTTATACAATAGTAGGAACTGAAAGCGAAGGTGTAATTGGTATGTTTGGTTCTTCTCCAACTAAATTAAAAGAGTATGGAGTAGTTTGGCTACTATCTAGTGAAAAACTTTTTAAACATGTAAAGCAATTTATTAAAGAGTGTCCTTATTGGGTAGCTCAAATGAGTAAAGATTATAAGTATGTTTACAATTTCGTAGATGAAAGAAATTGGAAAGCATTAAAATGGTTACAATTTTTAGGATTTGAACCAACAGAAAAAATAGGGAAATTCGGTGTCGGTAAGATGCCATTTTTATTAATGATGAAAGAGGTAAATAAATAATGTGTGATGTCCAAGCGGCTATTCAAGTAGCAGGATTAGTTCAAGGATATAGAGAAAAGAAAGCACAGAATAAAGCTATTAGAAGAGACCAAGAGACTTCACGAAGAGGATTTGATAGAGGTTATTTACATGATATGAATAAGATTGACCAAGAGAAGGTCAATGCAGATAAAGAAAAGACTAAAGCAGAAATTAAATCTAAAGCAGAAAAGAATTTAGAAATATCACAAAAAACAAATTTAGGATTTGGCAATAGTACAAAAATAGTTCAATCAATCGGATATTTATTTGATGAAGATTGGGTTTCTATTACAAGTGATTACGACAAAGATGTTCAACAATTTCAAAATCAACAAACAGAAGCATACGCTAATCTTCACAAAAGCTATAACAGCTTAACTCCCCCAATAGACCCTTCAAGAACTGGATTAATGCTTGAAGTTGCAGGAGCTTCTTATAGTGGATATCAAAGAAATGAAGCAAATAAAAAGGCTAAAACATAATGGCAAAATATAAATCACAAGCAACTACCAAATACTATGGACTAGGTGGTACAGGTAGAGTTTACACAAATACACAATCAGATGGATTAGCTAAATCTTTAATGAATGCAGGTTATAAAATAGGTGAAGCAGAGACATTAAGAATAGATAGAAAAAAAGATAAAGCTATTGCTAAAATTGATGAGCTATATGCTTCAGGTAAATCTTTTGAAGACATACAATCAGAGATACTAGCAAACAAACACCCAGATTTAACTGGTAAATACATAGAACAAACTACAAATTATCATGCAGGTAAAGTTAAAGCGGCTGAAGTTATTAAAGAAATAGAAGCTAATAAAAATAAATATGATTATACTGATACTACACAATCATTAGAAACTTTCTATAAAGAATATATGCCTGAATTTGAAAGCATGGATAAAGCTACAATTTTAGGATTTTCTAAAACATTTAATGTCTATAAATCAACAGAAGCAGTAAAAGATGCAGAGAATAGAAGTGCGTGGGCTTCTGAAGTTAAAATATCAGAAGGTGTAACTCTTATTGAAACATTGCCTACAAGCATGATTGAAGGTGAATTAGGTAATACAATTAAAGATATGCAAACTGATGTTCCTAATACAGATGGTTCATCTAAACCTAATCAATTATATACTAATAAAGAAACATTATCTGTCTTATTAAGAAGTGTTAACAAAATTATTGCTGAAGCAAAAACAGAAGACGATTTAATAAGAGCAGAAGCTATCTTAAATGCTGATTTAGGATTTGGTAAAGATGGTACTAAATTAGGCTCACTAGGTTCAAGAAATCACAAAGAGATACTTAAAGCTAAAGAGGATTTATTAAAGAAAAAAAGAGCATTAATAATTAATGACAGACAAGAAAAAGCATTTCAAGATGAAGAAAAAATTAAAGAATTAAATGCTTCTATATATGAACAGGTAGAAGTAGAGGGAACTGCTGATGGTGAAGTAGTTATGAGAGATAAAAACCATGATGAGTTAATGGCAATAAGAGATGAAATAGAAAAGTTTGGTGTACCTGCGTATGTTACTAATTTTGATAGAGCTATAGATGCTAACGCATATATTGACACTGACCCTGCGGTATACAACCAGTTAGTAGCTGACATATTTGATGGTAAGTATGCTACACAAGATGAAGTAACTGATGCTTTAGTAGCATTAAATATTGACCCTAAATTATTATCTCCAACTTTAACATTATTTGCTAAAGCTAATAAAAAAGGTAAACAACTTCATGTAAGTAATGCCATTTACAGTGAAAGCATGAAATATATTGAAAATGCAGTTAGAGGTAACTTTACTAATCAACAAGGTTTCTTAAAAGAAAATGGTAATGATGCAATTAGAAATGCACATAACTACATGGTTAAAGAATTAAATCAATATGAAGCTGACTTTTTAGAAAAAGAAGGTAGAGAACCTACTGATAAAGAACGTGCAGACTTTATGGAAATGATGGGCGACATAGTTATTAAATACTACAGTACAGATTATGGTGCTGACCCTACTATGAAATCTATGACAGACTATGAAACTGAAATTAAAGAAGCAGAACAAGCAAAAGAAATTAAAGATAAAGAATATCTTGAAGCAGGTGTTACTGAATTACAAACAAGTATCGGAGACTTACTTGTTGATAAGAAATTAGATTTACAGAAAATTAAAGAAGGAGTAGAAAATGATTTTAACCCTTCTTTCATGGGTATACCATTTACAGGCGGAGATAGTAGTTGGTTTAAATTTGATAGCACTGATAAAAAGAATTTTATTAAAAAGAATTTACCAACAGCTATTTCTAAAATATTTACTGATAACAATATAACTTTAACACCACAAATGTTTGAAGTTATGACTGAAGAAGATTTTATATCATTAAAAGAAAACATTGCTTCCGCAATAGGTGCAACTACTGAACAAGTAGACCAAGCAATTCAATTAGCAATGAAAGCACAAGGTAATTAATGGCTACATTTTCAACTTCATTAGATAAAGAAATAACAACAAGTACCTTTCCTACTGAAGATTTAAAAAAACCAGATAATGCGGCGTTAGCATTAGATGAAATACAATCAGAAAAATTTTATAACACATTAAAATCTTATTATTCTTATAGAGAAGACGATAAATACTTATTTAACAATATGAGCCATGCAGACTTATTAGATTATTTCTATAATGATAGGTCTTGGAGAAATCACAATACTGTCTCTATGGGTATGGATATGGCTAATGTTTTTGGTGAAGACAACCCTGATAGAATAGCAGAGTTTTCTTATATCCAACAAACTTATGAAGCATTACCTTCTTGGTGGGACGACCCAAATAGAAGTTTTGGCTCATGGTTAATAGATAATGGTGGTGCTATGTTAGCTGACCCAGTTAACCTAATTGGTGTAGGAGTTGGTGGTCAAGCCGCAAAACAAGGTTACAAAGCCGCTTTAAGAGTAGCTCTTAAAGATAAAATGGCTAAAGAAATTTCTGAAATTACAATTAAAGAAGCGGCTAAAGAAGCTGAAAAGTTAGCTTTAGGTGCGGCTATTAAAAAAGGTGCATTAAATGAAGGTGTTGTTAATGCAGTTATTTCTGGTGGTCAAGATGTTATGCTACAAAACACTGCTATCAAAGCAGGTATACAAGATGAGTTTAGTTTAAAACAATCTGGTATTAGTACAGCCGCAGGGTTTGGCTTTGGTACTATCTTTGGTGCAGGATTTTCAGCAGGTGCTTTCAAACTTAAAAATAGAAGTCTCGCAAACAATTCAATTAAAAATCTTAAAGATATTCACGATTTTGGTAGAAGTACAACAAAGGGTTCAAAGCTATTTGATGAACTTACAATTAATACTAAATCTAAAGCGGCAGATAAAAATGCTCCTAAAATTAAAAAAGAACCAAAGTCTACAAAAGAATATATTAACGATTTAAGAAAATCCAAAATAAAACCAGACGATAAACCACCTAAACAAATTATTAACATAACTAAAATGAAAAAGCCTAGTACAGGTAAAGAAACAAGTTATGAAAATTTTATTAAATTTAGAATTTCTGAAATAACAGAAAATGTAAAAGTTGATTTAGAAAATGCAAGAGTAACTAAAGAACAGATGATTGAAGAAGCTGTTGCGTTAGGAGCAGATAGAAAAAAGTTTCAAAAAATGGCTGACGATATGGCTAACTCTGAAGATTTTGTTAATGGATATGCTACAGTTGTTGCACAAAAAAATGAAATTAAAAGTTTATTTGATGAAATAGGAGCATTAGCTACTCAAACAAACAGAGCAGATTTATCTCTTAAAGAACAACAAGATTTAGTTAAAAGAATTGAATATTTAGATGACATAATGAACGCAGATGTTATTAGAAAACAAAAAGGTTCAGGTAATGTAGCTAGGATATTTGTTGCACATCAATTAGATGCTGATGGTACAAAAGCCGCAAAATTAATATCTAATCCTGAAGACCCTGCATTGGCAAAACAAAAAATTGGAACATTTGAAGACAAACTTAAATTTTGGCAAAACGTAGGTAAGTTAGGAGATAGAGACCAAATTATAGCGGCTCATCAAAAAATAAAAGACATGGACAGATGGGATTTATTGTCTGAATATGTAAACAACAACTTGCTATCTTCACCAGATACACACATTTTAAATATTATATCAGGTTTAACACAAACATTTTGGAAACCTACAGTTCTTTTATTAAGAGGTGCAAACATGCTTCCAACAGATGCAGTAAGAGCTAGGCGTATAATGAGAGAAGCGTTAGAAACTTTTGTATATCAATTTGCTTTTACAGGTTTTGCTTTAAAAAGAGCAGGTAAAAGTATTTGGGAAGGTAGAGCAGTTCTTGATAGTGCTTACATGAAACATGATAGTAATATTAGACAAGGACAACTTCAAAGATGGATAAGTGGTATGGGTAAACTTGCTACTGAACCTTTAGGAACATTTGGAAAAGTTGTGCAAAGAACTGTTGTAGAACCAACAGCAAGAATAGTAACTTTACCTATGAGAGTGTTATCAGCAGGAGATGAATTTCTTAAATCAATGTTTTTTCAAGCTAGAATGGCATCACTTATTAACTCTAAAATTATAGATGAAAGCCCAGATTTTAATTTATTAAAAGGTGATGGATTTAAACAAAGATACAAAGAAAGAGCAAAAGAATTACAAGCAGAATTTATAAACAATGATACAGGAAGAGCTATAGAAATAGGTAATACTGTTCAAGATAGAATAAACTCACCACTACATTTTAGTAGAGAAGCATCATACACTAATCCTGCATCAGAAGTTAACCCATTAACAAATAAAGAATATGGTGGAGTAACAGGCAGAGTATTACAAATTACAGGGAAGAATAAATGGTTAAGAGCTTTTGGTCTTCATTTTATTAATACACCTTCAAACTTATTAAGATGGAATTTTCAACATTTACCTATTATGGGTAGATACCAATTTCAAATGAGAAACATGTTAGCGGAAGCTGATTTACCACCTTTATCAAAAGATGCAGGTGTCTTTGAAAAGATAACTCGTAAATTTAACAGTAGTAGAGTTACAGCACCAATTAGAGGTATAGCAGGTAAATTAAGTGGTGGTAGAATTGGTGGTACAAGATATTTAAACCCAGAAGCGGCGGCTGAAGCTAATGCTAGAATACAAATGGGTTGGTTACTGTGGACAAGTGCATTCAATATGGTAGCGGCAGGTAAAATTACAGGCGGTGGTTCAAGAGATTGGAGAGAAAATAGAGAAAGAACTAGAAACACTGGTTGGCAACCTTACGCATGGAGAACAGATGATGGAAGATATATTTCTTTAAATAGATTAGACCCATTGTTTACTCCTATGTTTATAGCGGCTGATATAATGGAAGGTCTTAACACTTTCTTAAAAGACACAGATGATTTACCACCAAGTGTTGAAAAACAATATACAGAAGCGGCAATGGCAGGAGTAGCATTGTTTACTAGAAACATTACTTCAAAGTTTTATACAAAAAATATAATTGAAATGTTTAACTTTATGACATCAGATGATTATATGAAATCTAAAAGTCCTGAAAGAGCCGCAGGTGCATTCTTTGCACAACTAGCATTTAAAGCAGTTCCTATGTCTGGTGGATTAAGATATTCAAACAGAGTTAATGATGAATGGGAAAGAGATGTATGGACATTTATGGATAGAATTAGAACTCTAAATCCTTTAGGTGTTAATGATAGAATTATGCCACAACGTAATATGTTTGGTCAAAAAATTAATAGAAAAACAGGTTGGTTGTTTGGATTAGGTGGAGAGACTGGCTTATGGTCTACACCTTTTGCTATGACTAAATGGCAAAACAATGAAACAGCTAAATTTCTTTCTAAAATTACAAAATGGAAATATCAACCACCTGCTAAAACAGACAGAGGTACAGGCTTTAATTTAAAAAATATGAAAAATGCTGACAATCAGACAGCTTATGACCGAATGTTAGAATTAAAGATGGAAGTTGTATTTAATGAAAGAGGTGGGATTGTTAACCCTAAAACTTACAAAGGTAAGAGATATAATTTACAACAAATAGTAGAGAAATTAATAGCTAATAAACAAAGCAGATTATACATAAATCCAACAGGCGAAGTTGCAGGTAAAGATTATCAAGCAGATGTTATTATAGATTTAATACATGATGCTGAAAAAGCGGCATATTTTGAGATGCTTAAAGAGTTTCCTGAAATAGAAGAAAGAATAAAAATACAAGATGCATACACTAAACAGAAGTTTAAAGAGAGCAAAGAAAACTGGATAAACACCCTAACCCAGTAAAGTTTCACTTTTAGTAAAACAAATTCAAAAAATAAGGAAAAATCATAAATGGCTAATAGTTTTGTACGTTATACAGGTAATAACAGTACAACATCTTATGCTATTCCTTTTAGCTATAGAGCTACAGAAGACCTAACAGTTACCCTAGCAGGGGTAGCTACAACAGCATTTACGCTAAATGCGGCAGGGACTACTCTTACATTTAATTCTGCACCTGCACAAGATGTGGCTATTGAGATAAGAAGAAAAACGTCTCAAACAACAAGATTAACAGATTATGCTGATGGTTCAGTATTAACAGAAAACGATTTAGATACAGATAGTACCCAAGCGTTCTTTATGGGTCAGGAAGCTATTGATGATGCTAATGATGTTATTAAACCTTCCAATACAAACTTTCAATGGGACGCAAACAATAAAAGACTTATAAATGTTGCTAACCCAACAGATAACCAAGATGTTGCTACCAAGCATTATCTTGAAAATACATGGTTATCTAGTGCAGACAAGACTACTCTTAACAATGTTAATAGTAATATATCAGCAATTAATACTGTTAATAGTAACATATCAGCTATTACTACAGCTAACTCAAATTCTACAAACATAAATACTGTAGCAACTAACATTAGTTCAGTTAACACAGTAGCAACTGATATTGCAAAAGTTATTGCAGTAGCAAATGATTTAGCAGAAGCAGTTTCAGAGGTTGAGACTGTAGCAAATGACTTAAATGAAAGTACATCAGAAATTGATACAGTTGCAAATGCTATAACAAATGTTGATTTAGTTGGAAACAATATTACTAACGTAAATACAGTAGCAGGAATATCAGCTAACATAACTACAGTAGCAGGTATATCTAGCAATGTGACTACAGCTGCAGGAATGTCTTCTGCAAT